ACACAGGATAACCCGCTATTGGTCTTCTAGTGCAAGTGGCAGAAATGACCGCTTATACAGATCCCCTAAGTTTGGATGCTGAGCTAGCGCGGTAGTGTATTGGTGAGTCCTTCTCCCTTAGCTACGGTCCCAGCCCTAAATACATGATGTAAACAAAACAACAAGTGGATAAAAATTGCATTGATTGAACAAAATTGTACTAATATTTCTCTCTCTACGTAGGAAACATGGCTAACCCAAGTGAGATTGATTACATGACTCCCCTCTCTGCATACGAGGGAGTTCCTGCTGAATACCAAGAAGCAACAAGCTCCCCAACACCGAAGGAATACACCAGAGATGCAGCCAAAGCAATCCCAATATGCATCCTCCCTGCCCCGCCAGGCAATGAGGTTGAGGTGGCTGAAGCCTTCAGAGAGGCAACACAGGGCACTGAAACGGTCCTGTCAAAGTTGCAACTGGCACAAATAATGTCTCTGGGATTTATGATCCAGATGTCGGGAGATCCTGAGGCATTGATGCAGGGAGTGGCAGAGGGGTCATTCCTGGAGACCATGACCATGCCGGACATTAAGACGAGGCAAGACAGCAGGATCACAGCAGCCATAGCAGCCATGGCATTGGACCCAACAGAGGAGGGGCCAGATGACCTGGAGGACAGATCTCAGCAGGCAGATGCGGAGAGTGCGATGTCCAAGGCCAGAGCAATGGTGTACATATGCTTAAGCCTCATGAGACTGGCTGTGAAGCCGGCTGAGTCATTTATGAAGGGTGTTCATCAGATCAAACAGGCATATTCAGTCCTGGTAGGAGAGCATTCTGAATTCCTGTTCAATTACTCCTATTCAGAAGGAATGTGCAGGAATATAGCCGACATGTTCAACCAATGTGATGATCTCAAAGCAACTCTTTGCCATCACTGCGCCATAGCAGATGAGACGCACCACACCAATAGGAAGAGGCACGGACTTCTCAGATTCCTAATCCTTCAACATGTGGATCTTACGGGGATGATCCCATATGGAATGTACATTGACATGCGAAGGTACTTCACCCTCTTAACACCCGGCCAGTTGCTAACATGGCTTCATGACAACCAGGTATCTAGGCCTCTCAGTGTGATTGCGGACATAAACACCAGGTATGATGTTTCTAACGGGTCAGATCGGTTCTGGAGGTACTCAAGGGGTCTAGACCCAGGATTCTTTATAGCTTTACAACAGTCAAAATGTGTCACTCTGATAGCCAGGATGGCACATATACTGGTGAAGGGAGGAGCCGTCGCTGTCAATGAATACTCCGATCCTCGAAAGGCAAAGTCATTGGAGAACAAGCCTGGGCTGGCAGCGGAGGCAGACAAGTTCGCCACTGAGTTCGTGGAGGCATACAACGGCCTATCAGGATCAAGTGCAAACGCCGGCCCTGTGTCCCGCAAACTCTACAACCAGGGCAGAGGCATCCCGACCCGCAGGGGCCTGTTCACACCCCCTTCCGCCAGACCTGCGCCCGTTGTGAATGTACACGTCCCTGCCGCCTCGTCCTCTCTGACAGGGGCCCTGGATGCCATGAACAGTGACTGACAGCCACCTCTCCATGGAAGACCCCATCTCTATCATAACAATATGCTATATATGCGTGCATTTAAATAAAACAACAACAGCGGAACTTGTGTTTGTTTATCACTTCATATATATTAACAGCTTCACATATATTCTCATTCCAGGGAAATGTTCACCACCAAGGTAAATATGTACCCAGAGGTCCCCAGCTCATCCCAAGTGTCCGACGACATAGACAACGACACACACGTAGATGAGGTCGCAGCATTTGTGAGGAAATGGTCAGCTGCCGGACTATCTCCCCCCGTCACCCTTGCAAAGAACCTCAGAGCATGGGTAGCGAGCAACACCAACCCAGGGAACCCCTTGGTGCTGGACGACAGGATGCTTAGTCTCACGACCATGATATGGAACACAGCAGCGGAGCATTATACTATGATCGGTAAATCTCAGGTCAATCGTATGTCAGCGCTTATTGACCAGCTGGGGGAGATCTCCGGCCGAAAACCGCAGCAGGGTCCCTCATTCGACATGCCACCTCCCCCTCCTAAGAGGAAACACCCGGATTCACTAGACACTAACCCTATCTTAGGCTTAATAGGTCAGGACTGGGACGAGAAGAAGGACAAACAGTGGAGGGAGAAGCCAGCAGATAAGAAACATCTAGTGCTCAACTGGGTGTTACATGAATATTTGGGAGTCCTAACAAAACCGGTAACGATCAAGTGGATAACAGACAATCCGTCGTCTCTGGAGTTGGGAGCAGTTTCAGCATACGCCCTGAAACATCAGGCCAGCTTGTCCGACTGTGACAAAGAGGCCCTCAGAGCACTTGTGGTTCAAACAGTGAAGAACACCCCCAAAAGGCCATGCCTGGACTAGGTGATATTCTATCAGCTTTATCATATATATGTTTCTCATTGTCTGTCATGCATATGATAATAGAAATGCTCAATAGTGACTCACCGGACTCCATAATATATGTACTAGGCATTATGCAGTACGTCGTTGTAATTCATGCATTTAAATAAAACATCAACTTATGTCATTAACTGTTATCATATTTTCTATAATCATAATATATATACTTGTTCTTGTGTCAACCATCCTGCAGGAGCTAAGATGTCCACACTGCCAGTGTCTACTCTTCACAGGTCCAACGCTAGGGACGAGGTCAGGGAGACGGCAAGTCGTAGGATGGCCCACGGGTCCGACAGCAATGTGACGGACTTCAACAAAAATCTGCAAACTGCTGAGGCTTGGCAGAAACGCCTAATACACAAAACGTCCATCAAGGTGACTGGGTCGGAAGGTGAGGGGAGGATCACCATGGTGAGAAAGCCCATACTGTTTGACATCATGAACAGTCTAAACAGCATACTTCCCACATCGACAAAGCCAACATGGATCATGGGGATGGCCATCAAGTGGGTTCCGACATGTGACCTGTCCACAACAGGGACCATCAAGGTATCAATCCAGAATAAGGCTGTCAACAATCCTGTTTTAAGGGATCACACTGTTGTCTCCATGACCCAAAGAGTCACAACCCCATTTGAGGTCCAATACACATCATCCTCCAAGCTAGCCAACCGGACAGGCACGAGGGGGAATCCCTGGATGTATACATATTGCATAGAGGGAATGGATGACGCCCCGATAGACATGGAGGTGGGGGATATTGTTGTTATGCCTATGATTAGGTCCGATGACACCACTACACAGTGGTATGAGGGTGTGAAGTGCAATGTGTATGGAGGTTACTTCCCTCTGAATATACCGGTGGTCACCTACTGTGCACCCGGACCTAGGTTCAAGACCAATATGAATGAGATAAAATCAAACATAGAGATGCTCAGGAGGTATCTCAACGTCCAGGGATTTACCGATATAGATGAAGATCTGGTCTTCAAAATGATACAGTGTTGCGACGGGGAGACTGCAGGATCTATAATGAAGGGGATAAGATCCTCAGTGTGGGCCCCTTTGGCCAAGACTGACAGGGATTATGTTGTAATTAAGGAGATGCTTCATGACTGTCGGGTAGGCAGAGTACTGAGCTACATCACCCTCAGCGAGGTAGAGGGTCTCAGCACCATGGGAGGTGACAAAAGCCACAGCTATCGTTAATTGTTACTCGGGCTAAGGACCCTGACGGAGAATGCTGCCTTCCCAATAAGCATATCTACTTATCTACCGTAATTTAAATAAAACAACAATCTTCGAATCATTGATCATTTATATATCAGATCTAACGATTGTCTTTTATCATGTCTAAGCAGATCAATATGTGCACTGTGATGTCCTTCAGATCACTCATCACTGTGATAGGACCCAGGTCAGTGGATCTTGGAGCCGGATTCAAGGAGGCGGTGCTGCGAGCAATCACTTCACTCAAGGTCAAGGCCAAGGACCCGAAAGGGGCCGAGATAGATGGCCCCTGGCAAGAGCTACTGGTGGAGATTGCCACCATGACCAAATCAGCATTCACCGGCCCGACCATCAAGAAAGATCTAGAGCAGGGGAATGTCTACCGATATGCGATGACAGTGGGCGGCATGTTGAGCACATCACACAATACTAATGGAAGATTGATGACTGTCAGGACTGGACCTCTATATGATACAGACCACTATCATGTGTCTGGGGAGGTTGATATTGATAAAATGGATGGTTTCAAAGCAACGATAACACTGTCTGTGGCCACTGTCAAAAGAGAACGTCAACAGTGCGAGGCAGGCATCGGGGAATACCATGTTTTACCGATCAAGGGCAAAAATCCCCCACGATCCGCCAGCAACACCGCGGGACCCAGTGGTTAGAGCCATCAACAGCTCAGGGCCTGCTCTCCCTCCTATCAGGCGTGGATGATTACTTAAGGAGGAAGAAGTCTCGACTATCTTATGTTTTAAAGGACGGTGAATGAAACATATAACCATATGCATATCTTAATGATATGCCCTATATAATTTGATTTAAATAAAACAATAATGATAGTACAAACGAAACAGCCCGGCACGATGTCAACCTTCTGCTCTTTAACCGTATTAATGTTTCTTCTTATCTCAGGTTTTGAGGCTTTGTCCCTGGTCCCAAAGACAGTTTGTGAAAAAGAGGTGGGGCTACATGTGGATGAATGGCTCCATTCATGTTTGGGGGCCTGCAAGAGCAGCGATAACGACCTTGATATGACACCCCACATGTTGATGGAGCCCACATTAGAGTACTTTAAGGCCTTCGGGTACTTCATACATGTATCAACCCTCACCAAGTCGTCACATACCTTCCTACTCGGTGGGTGTCACATCACCTCACAGGAGACCCCCAGCGATTCTCAAGAGCTCCCCACTAATATGGCTGAGAATATATTGAGGCATGGCGGCCCTGAGGGAGAGATATTTATGACAAAAGAGCCCCAATGCAGCCTCTGGAGTGACAATTATGTGAAAGGCATGCTTGTGAAGTATCACAGGGTGATTTTGACTGTCTCACACACCAAGAGCGGGATAACGGTTCTTTACGAGCAGGAGGGAGTGATAGGCCATGGCAAGGTCGGCAAAACCACTTCATCATCAGGAACCCTTGTGTGGGACGTGAGAGCACAATACCCGAAGTGCAACTATCGCCCTACAGGGGTTCTTAGCTGTAAGAGAGAAGAATCATACATACGTTGCAGAGGTATGTCAGAGGAGAAAATTTCATCCATCACGGAGGACTGTGGAGTCATCATATTAACGACAGACACAAGGAACATATATGGATACCATAAACATGATGGAGCATTGACTACCACTCAGACGGATGACAATCAGATAGGTATGGTGAAGAAGATCATCGAGATAGAGAATCTCATGTGTCATCATCTATGTGAGTCCTCATCTGAGGAAGGGGGAGTGACACACCATGAATATTTGGTCTCCACACCGATAGGGCCGTGGCTAGCCGTCTCTACGGAGTCCCATCGCACCATGTTTATGTGTACGGATGAGAGTGCAGTGTCATTGGTGGTTCCAGTGGTATTGTGTGGCAATGGGCCCTTGGTGAAAGTAAGGGTTAATGAGAGGGAGCAATGGTGGAACATATCCTCTCCATATGTTGGTATGGGGACTCATTGTGTCCCGGGCCTGTCTACTGGATTATCCACTGTTGATGGTGTGATAAACACATGGTTGGGACAAGTCACCATAGTGAACGGATCTTTCACTTTCAAGCGTGATTTTATCAATAAGAACTTTCACGGGGCTTTCAGGCCAAGCCAGTTTAGCTGGTCTCACAAGACAGGCAATGATCTTGAACACATCATAGATGCTCTTAACACACAGGAGAAAGTCCTAAGCCACTCTCATGTGATAGAATCACACAGTGTGGGGGCCGGGGAGAATGCTGTGCACTCGTTCATCGGTATGTTCACGACTGTGTTCGAGTGGATACAAAGCTTGATCCCAAATGTCAAAGGGTGGATAATCAAGATCTTCCTGTGGGCACTGTTGGCAGCCCTGGTAATCCTGTTGCTCTGGATATTGTGGAAGGTATTATGGTTGTTCATCAAATCTGTATTCCTAAGGCGGACCATTCAGGCAGTCCCAACATCGGAGAACTCAGACACATCGCTGAATCGGGCCATCCACAACTGGGCCAAGATGGATTAACAAGGTCAGTTAGGGACTTTTTATATATATACATATAGCTGATAAATTTAAATAAAACTATCTCTTGGGGGCCTTTTCCTAGTTAGGGATGTAGGGTAAAGGACCAATAGAGTCGCATAAGAGATCGTGGCGTTCGTCAACATCATCAACGTTGGTCGATGCGGAATATGTTGACTATTTACAACAGTTACTCATGGCTCTGTGT